ATCCTCGATAAACTCGAATGTTTGTTTTCCTGTTAGTTTATCTCTACCTTTGTATTCTCCTTCTCTTACTTCGATTACATCTAAGTCTTTATATTGCCCACTTCTTATTGCTAATTGATAATAACCTTTCCCATTTATACCCTAGATTTATCATTTCATAGGGATTAGACTATCTCTTCAATCTTTCGATTGCCACGCACTTCGAGTAGTAACTCATCCTCTACCCTACACGATTACATTCATCATCGTTAGTCGTTACACTACTATCTTCTTGATAATATTTAAAATGTTTGCCACCACAAGATTTTTGCTTACCTTTTAAATGACGACATAAACTTGTCAAATTATATTTGCTTTGTGCATCTTTTAAAGAATTAAATATTTCATTAGTTTCTATACAAATAACTTTTTTTCTATGATTTCCATTAGTTTGAACATATCCATTTTCTTTCATTTTGATAAAAGTCTGTTTTCTTTTTTCTATTGTTTCTTGGCTTTGTTTTTTTCCTAAATTACATTGTCTTAGTTTTTCTTTAGTTTTTTCACTAACATAATGTCCAACTTTTGGTGGCTTTAAATTAGATAATATTTTGTTTTTAGTTTCTTCACTCATTGTTTTCCATTGATTTTTGCTCTTTTCACTTAACACTTTTCTTGTTTCTTCACTAACATTATGACTAGGACTACCATTACCACCACTTGTTAAGTTGTATTCTGGCTTTATTTTTTTAATCCATTCAATTTCCTTGTTATCTAATTCTTCAATAGAACATTCTTCTAAAACTTTAAATTCAAAATTATCTAATCCATATTTATTATAAGCCTTTTTTAGAGGTATATTCTTTTCGTGGCTTATACATCTATGACTTATAATTCTCTTTTTAATATCCTTGCTTTGCCCAACATATTTATGATTATTTGTCTTGTTTCTAATTAAATATATTCCTATCATTTTTATCACCAAGTTGATAATAGCACGATATTGCCCTTTTGTCAATTTCACTTTGGTTATTGGCGTTGACGGGTTTCCATCGTTAGCATCGTTTTACGACACACCCTTGAGTAATAAGGTTCTCGTAGTTTTACTTGACCTATATGGTTAAGCCAAGTTGGAATTGAGCATCGATTGTTCCTTTTTTAGTATTTTTATACCCTACTAGGTAATAATGCCCTAATTGTGGGCTTGGAGATAGATTTAAAGCCTCTCCTAGTAATGCTCCTGATATGACAGTATTTGGGTCGCACTCTTGTAATTGTGGATTTGTTGCAACTGCACTACAAATACTTGCTACAAATCTTTGTGCCTTCTTTTCATCCCCTAATGTTTTATTTATTAAATTTTTAATGCTATCGCTATGTATTACAACGCTAAACTTTGGTTGTGTTTTTGCTATTTCATTACTCATTTTTCTTATATTCCTTTCCTATTTCTTTTCTTTCGTGTCTTAATGTAAGACTATTTGGGTTAGCCCCATAATTGTAATAATATATTGCGTCTTTGCAATATTTCTTTCTATGCTTAGAAAAATCTAATAGTTCATCCATAAACTTAGTGTCTTCCCCTATTTGTAATTTTTCGTCAAATCTTAGATTTCCTAACATATTAGTTTTGAAAGCACTTCCTGCTACTCCACCTCTTTTTGCTTCTCTTTGAAATGGATATATATTTCCTTTAAACCAAAAAGCACTTTCTATTATATCGTGTGTGTTATCTGCACAATATTCGTACATCTTTGCAATATAATTATCTGATAACCTATCGTCGCTATCTATAAACTCGATGTATAATACTTTGTCTTTAAGATATTTTAAGCATTTGTTTCTAGCATAAGATACACCTTTATTTACATTACATTGTTCTATTACTATGTTAGGAATATCTTTATATTCTTCTAGCCAATCGCTTATTTGTCCATCTTCGTAAATATAAATAATTACTCCTTCAATAAGTTGGTCTTTTAATTGTTGCATCAATATTTTAAACTTGTTTTCACATTCCCCACTATTTTTGTAAAAGGGTATTGCAAGCCCAAGTACTAATTTACTATTTCTATTTCGTTCTCTCGTAGCCATTGTTTTAACTCCTTCGCTTGTGTTTTTGTCATTTTAACTCTAAACTCAAACTCATATTTTTCTTCTTCTACAGCTTCGATAGGAGTAGATACAAGTGTTTCTATGTTTTGTACAATTATTTCCTCTTGCTTGATTTCTTCTCCATTTTTAGCAATATGTTGTTTAAACTCTTCTATTACTTTTTTCTTTTCGACAATTGTATTTTTAGCCTTAGCATAGTCAAAACCATTATTCTTATATTCTAAAAATATTTCTTCCTTGTCTTCGTCGCTTTGCATAGCCTTTAAATCGTTTGCTACCTTTTCGCAAAATGCTTTAATTTGTTCCTTTAAAGACTTTTCGCTAGCACTTAAAGTAATATTTAAGTTTATATCTTCAAAATTTATAATTCCTATAAGATGGTTTGCCTCTAAATGCTCTAGAAAGAACTCTCTAAGAATATCTTCTTTTTCTTTTTTCTTTGTTGTTTCTATATTATCTATTTCGTTTTTTAAAGTTGTGTCTGCATTTACAAGTTTTTCTTTTATCAATCCATTGTATATTTCTTCGAATTTCTCGTAAGGTTGTAATATTGCATTTTTAACTTCTTTTCTTCTACTTTCTAATTCTTCTTTTATCTTGTTAATGCTTGCTCTTTCTTGTTTAACTATTTTAACGCTTTCTTCATTACACTCTAAAGATAAGGCATACTCAACTTTTTTATCTATCTCGTCGCTTATAAGTTGTAGTTTTTGTGTAATTATAGGTAATTGTTCTAATTTAATTATATCGTTATTCATTATTCTTCTAAAATCCCTTTCTCTAAAATTTTAATTGTTCTTTTCTTCTTTTCAACATAATCTATATATCCTTCTTCTTTTAGTTTTTTTAAATGATAAAATATTGTACAAGGACTAGTTTTGCTTGTTAATTCGCATAATTCCCTAATTGTAGGACTATACCCATTTTCTTGTATAAAATATTTTATATTTTCTAAAACTAATTGGCTTTTGTCGCTCGTATTTTCACCTCCATTTCAACAAAATTATTATACTACAAAGTATTTACTAAGTCAATACATTATTCTAAACATTCAAAGAATTTAATCAAATCTTTGTAGCATTGTGTTTTTCTAACATAAATCTTTGTTTTATTTTTCCTATCTTCGAACTCTTGCTTGTATAAAAGTTCGTTTAGTTTTTTTATTATATATTCTTTACTCTCGTTCTCCATCTTCTTCGTTCTCCATTTTCTTAAAGATATTATTTATTTTATTTGCGTCTCCTGGAGATATTGCAATGTCTGGGTGTGTTTCTTTCCAATTATCCATTATTTTTCTATATCTTCTATCTAGTTCTTCGTTAGACATTTTTCTATATTTTTCGTAGTCTATTTCTATACCTTCGATTTCTAGTCTTTGTTTGTTAATAAAGTCTATCTTATCGCATCTTCTCCAATGTCTATCAAACTCATCCATTGTATTATACTCTACCCATTCTTTACAAAACTCACATTGTAGTCTTTTAGATGCGTTTGTTGTTTCAATTTTGTTAAGATTTTTAGTAAGTTCTACTAGATAAGGTGGTCTATCGTACCCTATTGCTAAAAACTTATCGAAACTATTTAAAATGTCTTCGTTGTTATAGTATTGTAAAAATCTATGCCATTCTTCTATTTTTGCATCGTCGTACCCAAATGTATTGTAATGTTTTTTAATTCTTTCAAATAATCTTGCTATTTCCATTTTGTTCATTTTTTTAAATCCCTCCTAATATAAACCAAACCATCTTCCAAAAAAGTGATTGGGGTTCTTCTAAATCTGTATCTTTAGTATGTTTTTTAAATAAACCAAGTCTATATAGTCTATTATGTGCTATCCATTCGTTTGTATACGAAGAATTAGTTCTAGTAACTTGGTATTTTAAAGCATCTCTTTTAAAGATTATCCAATCTACCTCTTTAGAAATTGCCTTTCTTGTTCTTAAAAGATAACTATTAGGTATATGTGTGTTATCTTCGTAATATTTTATTTCGTCTTTGTTGTATATATCCATTTTATTTTTTTCCTTTCAATTTAATGCTTATATCGATTAATACTCCTAATATCGCAAAAAGAAATATTATTAAAAGTGTGTCCATCTATCTTCCCTCCTTTTCTAATCGTTCTCTATCTTTTCTATCTTCTTCTTCTGCCCACGCTAATATTCTTTGAAAATGTTCTTCTTGTGTTTCTTTCTTAGGTTGTTGTGGTTTTTCGTTTAAATATCCTTCAAATTTAGTTCCAAATAGTGTTGAAGGTCTTAAGTATTTCTCCATATTAGTATTTAGCCAATCGTTGCATTTGTTATCTATAACTTTTCTAAAGTCGTCTAACGTAAATCCTTCTTTAAGTCTAGTTTTTATAGGTCTAATAGTTGACGAACTTTTAAATTGATAGTGTTTATTTGTTTTTTTGTTTAGATATTCTATAATTTCTCGACTTTCTTTTAATAATATATCGTTAGATATATTATTTTTCTTTATTATATTATTAGTATTTATATTAATATCTTCACAATTTTCTAAATACCCCCCTTTAGAAAATTTAATACCCCTATTTAGAAAATTAAATACCTCTGGATAAGGTGGTCTTTTTATTCTTAAAATCCTCGTTTTTATCTCTTTACCTTCTTTAATATATTCAACTTCTAAATATTGTTTTTGTATTAATGAATTAATAATTTGAGAAACTCTTGATGGCGTTAGATTAAAGAATTTAGCAAAATAATTATTACTTGCAAAGCAACCTTGTTCATTTTCAAAACTATCAATCTCTACAAGAATAACTTTCTCTTGTATAGAGAGGTCTTTTGCCATCCATATTTCTTTTGGTATCCAAACTCCCTTGAATTGCCTTTCATCCATATTACTCCTCCTTCCTTTGAATATTTTCTAGCCACAACTTAATTTTTAGTAATTTGTTTTGTGTTGTTTTTAGTCCTTCTATTTTTAGACTTATTTCATTCATATCTTCCTCAATTTGAACAATTACTTCTTCAATATCTTTTGGTTCTATAAAAATATTTTTGTGTGTAAACA